ATACATTAGCTCGTCAAAGGAACGAGGGCTGTCGATAGGAAGGTAAGAACAATTAAATCCTGCTACGTTGTCACGGTGTAATGCTGCTCCTGCTGTCATCATGCAACGCATTGAAGGCATTACTTCTTGTCTAGTAATAGATTCAAATAGCTCTTCGGCTTCTGAGTCTCCAAGCTGGTTACGCTCTACAAAGAAAGCAAGGTAACGATTAACTGTTTCTCCCCATTCTTCACGACGTTTCTCTTCATCCATGTAACGTGCATATCTACTCTTGTGTATGTATTGTTGATACTGATCCATCAAACAGCTCCTCATCTGCGTCTATTTTTCTTAATTCTTCTAACCGAATACTTTTAAAGTTTTTATTATCTTTAGTCACTTTACCTTTACGTTTTTTATGGTACTTGTCCCTACGAACAGTTTTCCGGTCGATGTAATTCTTATCCATCTTGTTCCAAGACCTTCAACAGCTTATCTTCGTACCATGCCGCCTTTCTTAGATCCTCCGTTCCGTTTTTGTACGGATAACGCCAACGATACTTCAGACTGTTTCCGCGTAAATAACCAACAAACTCTTCGGGGCTTAACATGGCGCGGATTCCGTCTATACATTCTATATCTCCGTTGTTGTAGTGCTGAGGTCTGTTAACATTGTCCCACTCTTGAGGGGTTGCGTCATCAATACCAACTTTCTTTTTAGTGTGCTGTTTCATTCTTGCTCCTCTGGATAATCGGGATTAAGTTCAATACGGCATGAAGAGTCAATCCAATCTTTAGGAATACTATAGACACTGTACCACCTAAATCCGTTCCTTTCTGCCCACTCAGCATGTGACCTTTTAGTCCCATCCTTTCTTCGTTTTGCTCCGGGCATAGGGGCAGCAGGGTCAGCAAATAAAAATACAAGCTCTATGTTTTTAGGAAGAGCCTTTTTAACCCATACATATTTATTATGTTCTGCATAATCCCAGAACCTTCCTTTAGCTTCAAGGTAAATTATTTTTTTATCAAGCTTTCTTATAAAGTCAGGATGATATGTATGCTCTACCACATAGCTAATCTTTTCTGAATGAATCTTCCAGTCTTTTAAAATACCAGAATGTAATTCATATTCCCAGTTAGAGTCATAGCCTTTCACAACATTTTTTTCTGTCGGTCTTTTAACTCTTCTTTTACGAACACCAGATCTTATTTTTGCAGCCACGATATATCCTCAATGCTTTCTAAAGATACACCGGCTTTATAAAGCTTTTTAATTTTCTGTTTAGCCCAACGGCGTGTATAAAAAGTTACGTGCCTAGATCTTTTAGCTACAAAGTAAGGGGCTTCCGGCAGCATAACTTTAAAGTTTTCTTCTGTAATATCATCTGCTGCTTCTTCAGGCACAATGGTTTTTAACCATTTAATAAGAAGCTTGTCTGATAGTTTATTTATTTTTTTAATTTGTTTAGCGTTCATAAACCTCATCAACCTTTGGAGACTTTCTAACTTTAGTAAAGTATACATTACCTTTAGCGTATCTAAAAGTTCTTAGTCCTTTACCATCATTAGAATCTTTATGACATTCAAACTTATGAGGACAGTAAGAACAATTCTTAGGAAGCTTCATATTGCCCGACTTACCTTCAGGTATGGGCTGATAACACAAAGCAGGAGGGTTAACTAAAGTAAGTTTATGCTTAAGATCTTTAATATGTTTTGTGATGTTAGGCTTATCTAGTTCTTCTGGTTGGTAAAAACAAAGCTGTCCCGTTTCTTTGTTAATAACAAGAAAGCCGCCGTTGTCTGTGCCTTCTGCATGTTCATAGGCGGTAAGCTGTGCTAGATAACCAAAAGGATCATCCTCGGCTAAAAGCCCTTTAGCAAACTTACTAAAAGAAAAACCAGAAGCAGATTTAATATCGACTACTTCACCGTTTATCTTACAATCCATGTGTCCTTTTAAACCAGAAACCTCTATTTCTTTCTGCTCGTCAGTGACTTTGTTGCCCGACATACGGACTAACAAAAGAAGTACTTCTTCTAGAAGATGTCCATAAAGAAACTTAATAAATAAAGAGGGGTCTAGTCTTCTGTTTTCTGATTCAGTTTTCTGATCGAACCATAACTGTCTAGCAGGTTTACCTATGTTAGACATCCGTAAGTAAAAACCTTTTCTGTCTTGAGGTTTAGACCATTCTTTAATTACATTTTTTATAGCCTCTCCAAACTCTTCTATTACCTCTTCAGATAAGTCTAAAGGACCATCATTAAGTTTATCTAAGGTACTATAAATATCTTCTACAATCATTTTCTATGCCTTACAAATCTACATTTACGTGTCTCTGAGTTGTAATGTAAATATTGAACATTAAGTTTCTTTTGTATTTCTGTTTTACCAGAAAGCCTACCATCTTTATAAGACTTTACATCTATTAGAATAACCTTTCCTTCAGGATCTAAAGCTACAATATCGATAGGCCCTGTACAACCACAGTTCTTAAATACATGATAGCCGTTATCCCACAACCAAGTTATGGCATAGTGTTCTGCTAAGTCTCCTATCCTGCTGGAGTCATGTTTTTCTTTTATGTTAATTAATTTCATTTATAAAATCCTCCACACTTTTTAACTCATTCTGTTCTAAAGTATGGTGTAGGTTTCTACCAAAAGAAGTTATATTAGAATCGTCAATTAACTTTTCTTTAGACGCAAGACCCACACACTTATACGTTGGAAATGAGCCTATCATAAGCATATAATAATCACAAGCTTTATTCTTTTTATATAAAGGTAATATAAGTCTACCGTTAGGATACTTAGTTGTCTTTACATCTACAGTTAAGTTTTTATAAATAAAATCTTCAATGGCTGGTTTACCCGGATTTAAATCAGGCCACACATTTAAAATCTTAGCTGCGGCTAACTCAGACCCAGCGCCTTCAAGTTCAGTTTGTTGATCAGACTGAGGGCCTACCTTAAGATTTTTAATACCTGATGCTCTAGAGCTTTTAGTTCTTACTTTAGCAATAAACTCAGCTATCTTTTGTTCGTATTTTGTTAGCTCAATTTCAGTGTGTTTCACTCCAGTTAGCTCCTATCTTATACTCACCGTCCAAAGGACATTTAAGTTCAAGCACTTTACCAGCTTCAATAATTGCTTCAACACCCAGTCTACCTACTTCATCAGCTTGGTCTTCTCTTACTTCTATTTGCCACTCATCATGAACATTGGCTACGAACTGAGCATCTAAATCTCTAATCTTATCTTTTAATAAAATCAATGCTTGCTTCATGACAATAGCTCCAGCACCTTGTAGCAATGTATTTAAAGCACTGTGTTCTGATCTGATGTAAAGCTTACGTCCGTCTAATGCTTTGAGGTAATTCTTTGCTGATGCTCTAGAGACTCTATCCTTAAGATTCTTAAATGATGGGAGATTATCAATAAATGATTTTCTAAGGTTCCTTCCAGTATTTCTACCTCCCCCTGCCACTGTTCCAAGTTTAGCATCTCCTGCTCCGTATAGAAGGGCATAGATGAAAGTCTTAGCCTGATTTCTTGATTCAAGTCCTGCAAGTTTTTGATTAGCGGTGTGTATGTCTCCATTAAGGATTTCATCGGTATACTCCTTGTCATTCATATAGTGAGCAAGCATTCTCAACTCAAGACCACTAGCATCGATGCCTACTAATTTATAACCTTCAGGCACTGACCAACAAGCCCTACACTCTTTACCATAAGAAGAGGACAGGCTGGGTATCTGGGCCATGTTAGGGCCTCTATGTGTCATCCTACCTGTGATGGTTCCGTTGTGGTTAACAAAGCCATGCACCCTTCCTGTGTCTTCATTTAACTCATCTAACCAAGAGTTAACTTGAGCAACTCTTTTTTGAATCATTAAGTATTCTGCTATTACTTCTGCTTCTTTAATGTCTTTAATCTCAGACAATATCTTTTCATCTATTTTAGGTTGCCCTGTAGGTGTAAACTCTTGAGGCTTCCAACCAAACTCCTGTAAGTATTCACCTATCTGCTGTCTCGATCCGGGGTTAAAGTCTTTAGTGTATACTCTTGTTACATGGCTTTCATGCTCTAAAGTTTTATGTTCTTCATCTGTAAGTCTTACACCTTTACCAAAGTTATCCAGACCTATTTTAAGTAGCTTACCTTTGGGGCTGTAGCGACGATAAATCTTTTTGTATTCTTTCTTAGGTACAAATACTTTCTGTATCTCATTAGTAATTGTATCTATTCTAGAATTAAGATGGGCTAGTAACTTAGAGGCAGCTTCTACATCAAGCAGAAAGCCATAGTCTCTTTGCTTTGAAAGTATCTTACATACCTCATGTTCTA